CTCCATTTCATCTAGTTTATCTACCATGCTCTCGATTACATCATATCTCTCTTCAGGGATGGTTACATAATGATCTTCAAAAAGACCCTTCATTCCAGCAAGGAATGATTCGGTCATTTCAGTCTTAAGACCGTGCTCAACTGCGAGAGCGTTCTCTTGGATCCACTCATCGGCAACATACTCAAGGTATGCGTCAAGTCTTTCGGTCAGACCTTCTTTAATAGTTTCGATTTCTTCTACGAGAACATTCTCGTATGCGGTTTGAAGGTTCTCTTTAATTTCGTTAACCTTCGTGCTGATAGCAGCTTCAAAAATGGTACGTGCTTTCTCTTGGAATTCCTCAGAAAGATCTTCGCCTTCGAAGAGTGCTTGTACATCTTCTTCGATGTTGAACTCAGGATCAGTTTCCTCTGCTTCGGAAACGACTTCCTCTTCAGTTACTTCCTCTTCGGAAACAACTTCCTCTTCGGTAGTCTCTTCTTCAGCAACGACTTCCTGCTCTTCGTCTGCCTCAACTTCCTCGGCTGCAACAGCTCTGGCGTTTACGACATCTTTTACTTGAGCAAGGGTCGCTGCAGGATCCTTGAGTTTTGCTGAATCGTCATCGGGACGATAATTTTCGGGAGTAGGACCGCCGAGATCTTCAACTGGAATACCAGTCGAAGGCATTGGCTCAGCAGGAGCTGCCCCTTTGGTTACTACGTTTTCCATTTCTTGTAAATTGCTACCAACGGACATTTGATTTATTTAGATTTTGTATTAATCTATATTTATTTATAAATTAGAGATTTGAGAGGAAATCGTTGAATAAATTCAACTTATGCTCTTCAAGTCTTCTTTGATCAACGAGGGTATTAATTCTCTTTTGAGTTTGTTCTGCGAGTTGTTCACGAAGAATTCCTCCTTCCCAAACCCACTCTTTTCCTTCCATAATTCCCTGAACAAATGCATCAGGAGCAGAAGGATCAGCGACGATATCAGCAGCAGTTGCTAACAATTTTATGACCCTCATTGGTCATCTTAAGTGAACCAACACCACGAGAAGAAACACCAAGACAAACACCTTCTTTGATGAGTGACATTGCAATCTTACCCATAGGGGTCTCAAGAAGTTGTGCTTTTCCTACAAAGTTGTTTCCTTCTCTGTGGAGGTCACAAATCTTATGAGAAACTCTATCAAGATTTACGGTAGGACCATCTGGATGTCCAAGTTCACCAAGAGCACGACCCTTACAAATAAAATTTTCATTATAACGGTTGACTTCTTTCTCCATGATTGACATGGGATACATTCTACCGTTACGGTTTACTTGCTCCGCCTGTAAGAAAATGCCTTTGATAAAGCATTTTTGTCCTGAACCTTTACCTTCGGTAATAAATTCTACCTTGTTGATTTCTTCTGTGATTAGTTTCATTTGTTTATCCAGTAAATCCTACTTTAAATCCTTTTACTGATGAATCGGATGCTGAAATTTGATCATTTGGTCCTTTCTCAAAAAACTCAATTCTTCCAGCAGGCATTGATACTGTTGCAGTGTGTGCATATCCAGTAGTGGTGCTTTTTGCAACACTTACTGTTTGAGTATCCGATGCATGACTATTCCAAACTCTAACGACAGTTGCATTATCTACGGTAGTTGCTGCATTGAGTGCAACCTCAGATCCAGTTCCAACTAATAAAGTTCTAGACATTATTCTTGATCCTCTTGGGTATCATCTACTTGTTCTTCACCACCAAACAGAGAGTTTGCTACAATTGGTCTGGCAGCATCAACTCTTTCGGCAGCCTTTGAGTATAATGATGCTTTAATTGCATCAGAAATATCTGAAGCAGTAGCATCTTTTGCGATCAAATCGATAATATTATCCATGAATTGTTATAATGTGTATATTCTATATTTATATTTCTGCTTTTTTGGTATCTTTTTGCATGTCTGCATCAGTGACTTGATCTTCAACCTCTAAATTTGGATCCGTAGGTGTACCACCAACATACATTGGGTCACCTAATGGTTCTCCAGTAATTGGATCAACAGATCCGGGCATTGGAATGATGCCTTTGTTGATTTCATCTTCGATTTGACTATCAATCTCAATAATCTCTGTGTCTGTTTGACGAAGAACTTTCTTTCTTACATATTCTGTAGAATAATACTTACCAATATAAGGTTCGATAGTGGCAAGATTTCCAAGTCTGCTTTGAAGAAGTTCAGACTCTTTGAGTTCAGCAAACTGATTATCATAGAGGAAGTCATACTGAATATGATCCGACATAATCTCCCAATCTTCGGGAGTTATGATATTTTTGAGAATCAATTGAGTTCTCAACATGTCATTGAACATTTGAGAGAATCTCTTTCTCAAACGACCAACAAACTTAGCAAACTTAAGTTCGTCTCTCAGAATCTCAGAAGAACGACCAAGGTTGAAACCACCATCAGCAGCAATTCTTGACTCAGGAACTCCAAGTGCTCTATAAAGTTTCTTTTGAAAATATTCAATATCTGCAAGTTCTCCTAAGTTCTGACCACCAGGTAGGGTAGTGATCTCAGTTCCGCGACCACCTTCTCTTCTAGGTAACCAGAAGTCTTCCATCATAGACATATACTTGCGATCATCACGGATTTCCCCAGTTGATGCATCATATGCAAGTTTATTTCTGTAGCGAGACATTACCTCTCTGAGGTATTGTTCTGCTTTTACTTTGGGAAGATTGCCAACATCGATGTAGAAAATACGACGCTCTGGTGCTCTAGATAAACGATAGATTACCAAAGAATCCTCAATCATTCTAAGTTGATTAAGTGCTTTAATTGCTTTATGGAGATACGAAAGAACAGTTCCCTTGTTTCTGTCTACAAGACCAGAACTGCAATAGACAACTGAGTCTTTAGCAATTTTTACACCTTTTGCTTTATTGCCGGCACCAGAGAATGTTCCACTAGGATAGTTTTGTTTTGGAGTGTAAACAAAATACTCTTCTATCTGTGGTTCAATTACTTGTTGATCATCCTTTCCATTATTAATTGCATTAGCAATAGCAAGTCCTCTTTTGTCCACCTTCTTTTCTTGGCGAACAAACTTCATTTTCATAGGATCAATGTATCTCAAATCCTGAATACCTGCTTGAGGATTTTTGAGATCAATGACTTTCAAGTAGTAAACTCTACCATCAACATACCAATTCCTAAAAATTTCATGGCACTTCCTATCGAAGTCCATTATTTCTTTGAGATATCTAAACTCTTCTCTAATTACTTGTTTGAGTCTATCACTTGCATTAAGATTGGATAATTCAATCTCAACGGGAGAATCGTAAAGATCACTGACAATAGCTTCATTTACAACATCTTCGATGGCACCATCACATTCAGGATGAAGTGCCATCTCACGATATCTTTTAATTAAGTCATGTTCAGTTTTATAAACACCCTCAATGTCTAAAAAGTGACCATAAAAACCACTACTAATATAATTGTCAACCCCGTCCTCATTATTTTGAGGAACGGGGGAAACAACTGAAGGTGGTTTACTTTGGTCGCCGTCAATAGAGAAACCAAAAAGTCTTGCCATCGTATAACTGTTTGCTTATTATTGACTATTTAGTTGATGGATTCTCCGCCCGCTGTAGCAGCATTACCCTTGACCGCTTCCCACCACTGAACTTGAAGTTCAACAGTGAACTCTTGAATGCCCTGAGCATCATATGAAAGTTCAATAGGTGCTACTTGAGTTGGGAAGACATCATAGAAATGATACTTTCTCAAAGTGCCGCCATTGCGGTCAAGTTGATAAACATAAGCATCTGCTTGATATGATGCTGGATCTGTAGAACCAGTATTATCAGAGACACGGTTAATTGTATTCATCCACTTTTCAAAAGCAGAACGAATAGCAAAATCGGTGTCATTGATGACTGTGATTGACCAAGTATCAAAAGTACGGTCTCCCGCAATCTTCAGGATTCTTCCTCTAAAAGGAACTTCAATAGGAGCAACATTTGATGCTGGGAGGTTTGCTGCCTTAGTAAGGAATCTTGCCTTATTAAGGACATCATTGATACCTTCGACTCCTACTGCACTTGGGAAGGAGAGCTCAACCTCAAAGAGGTTTGAGCGTGCGCCGCCACCAGCAAGCTTACTCTTGAAGTCAGTAATCTTTCTTAGTGGGGGTGGATTAAGTTGATTTCTAGTTGCCATTTTTGTTTGCCTCTAAGGTTGATTAATAAAGTAAATTATCAAACATTACCGACGACTTCCGAGAAGGAAACCCCAGTTCTGGTAGCAAC